TAGTTGGATTTTTATTTTTAGCATTATTAATTCCTGTCCTTTGATCAGCGAATCTAATATTAGTTCTTCCTACACCTAATATTGAACCAGGGCCTCCTGTATAACTTATCATTATAGGATTAGAAGAATTAGCTAATCTACCTCCAGGATTTATATTTAATCCTTTTATAAAACCAAAATTAGAAGTTGATAAATTTTGTGTTGTGTTTCTATAAAGAGTAAATAAACGGTTCTCATCAGCAGGTTGAGTACTTTTTACTCTAACACCATACAAATTAGGATTATTGGAGTAAGCCCCTGTGGTTAACCCTCCCGCAAATGGATTCACACCTTGTTTTAAAACATGTCCTCCAAATGCTACTAATCCAGCTTCAGCTAATGTAGATAATGGAGTATATATTCCTTCATTTAATATCCCGCTTGTTTGTGTTCGTACAGCAACACGAGACAGTAAATTTTGTTTGGCTATGAATAATAATCCATTGGGAGATTTAGTATCAATAAACATTTTACCTAAACGTAAAACATCTGTAGCAGCATCTTTAACCGCTAATATTCCTCCCCTCAATATAAAATCGTTATTAGCATCTTGGAGATTATTAAATCCAGACGGTATTTTAGCTTTTATATAGGGTTGATTACTACTCCCACCACCTAATTGGTCATTACCATAACGTAATGATTTTAGGTTGGTTTTTAAATTAACTAAACTCATTACTGAGGTGGATTATCTAAGTATTTTGGAGGTGTTACACCATTTAAGTCTAATTGCGATGGTTGTGGTAAAACATTACCACACCCATCATTATACGCTGTATAAGCAGCATTTACATCTGTAGCATTAGCACCATTCATTGAATATGAGGGTGCACCACCATCAGCATGTAATTTAGATTGTTGTGTAGCACCTGGATTGGTAGGTGGTGTTGATCCATTACCAAAACTTAAAGGTGAACCTGTATTTGCTAGCATGTCTAGTAGTCCCATAGTTTATGTGTTTTAGTTATAAATATTA